ATGGTGTTGATGAACGTGCCGCTAGTCTTGTTGAGGTTACGGGCACGGACAATTAGTTGCGCCAGTTCATGTGGGTGGTCAGCTAAAAACGATTTGGTAAATGACGGCGCGTTCTTTTCGGTGCGGGGGTATGGAATACTTAATCCATCAAATGCTTTTGCAATGGACGCCGCCGCCCACAACTCTACATCCATTCCGGCCACGCTTTTAATCTGTTTAAGAATTTCTTTTTCTTGTTTAACTAAATGGTTTCTGGTGCGCTCAACACGGTCTTGGTCGATACGAACCCCTCGCCATGTCATATCAATTAAGCAGGGTAGTAATTTAAGTTCGAGGTCCGCGATCCCCCATAAGTCTTCCTTGGTTAATTGTGTAGACAAATAGTTCCACAGTTCGAGCGTAATTTCAGCGTCGTTCTGTGCATATGGTCCGACATACATGGCAGGCATCTTCCACATATCTGCTTTGGGGTCGAGGCCGAACTCGCGGGCGGCTTCCTGTAATGTTTTTTCTGTTTTAATTTTACCTAACAGATCGAAGGCTAATGAGTTAAGGCTATAACTAAACCGATTTTCGTCGAGTAATGCGCCTACTAGCATTGTGTCGATAATGCGTCCATTTATAGTAAAACCCATACGACGTATCCATCCGGCGTCATACTGTGCGTTGTGCATGATTTTATCCGCAGGGGACTCAAACACTTTCTTGAGCCACTTATTCACAATGCGTTCGTCTAAGTTTCCACCGCCAAAGTGACGAATAGGAATATACCCGGCCCAGTCTGCTACCGCGATAGCATACCCAACAACTTCGCCGTCACCCGTAGGCCATCCGGGGCCGTTGACTTTAATATTCGGATCACGGGTTTCGACGTCAATGGCAATCTGTTTTGCGTCAAAGATGTCCGGCAATTCCGCGGGTGGAACCCATTCGCTTTTAGGAGCAAGCATACTCATTTGCAATGACATTAATCTTTCCTAACTGCGGCCATTTCGGTACCGCATTTAATAAGCATCCAGCCCTGCGCTAAATACTCTTCCAACCATTCCAGACGAATAAATTTAACCATCAGTCTTCGCCCCCAAGTGCGCCATAACCGCAGATATCAACCCAACTGTCTTCATGTTCTGGGGTTACGATGAGGCGGGCTAGTTTGACCGCCACCATGCATTGAAGGACTTGCGGAACAGAAATATCTTTGTCCAAAAGAACAGACCACATTTTGGCTATGCGCTCATGGTTTTCGTAGGCATCGCCATAATCTTTGGCCCGTGGGCCATTAACTAGGGACTCTGCCTTCTGTAATATTTCTTCTCGTTTCATATGTGGTAACTCCTATTCATGTCTTCAGGTTCAACCAAATAAAGGTTTTCTTTAGTGCGCGTGACCCCGACATAAAACACGCGGTGTAGGTCGTCGGGAGCAGCTTCTGCCGCCTTAGATGCGGCGGGGGATAAGTCTGTATATAGCACGACATTGTCCGCTTCACCACCTTTAGAGCCGTGGATCGTGGACAAATTAATACGAGGCACGGCATTAAATTTTTCACCTCTTCTAAGCAAGGCTGTGATATAGGCCCGTTCTTTGCTAGGCAGTTTATCCATAGCCTCATGCCAGATCATGTCTATCGTGGCAAGCAGACCGTGGTCCCTCTGTAATTCTTCCAGAGTCACCAGATCATCATCGTCTAAAGTGGGCAATTTCTTAAATCCGCGCTTGACTCTTTCGTCTACTGACATATAACTGTAAATGGTTCGTGCGGCCTTGCCGGATACCTGCCTTCCTTTTCGCATCTGTTCCCATCCATTAACTGCCTCACTTAGGCTTTCGGAGATGGACCGTCTGCCTCGGTAGTTGAACAGAAAACCGCGACTTTTTAAATCTTCTTTGGCCGCGTCAAGGAAGTAGGCGGCTTGAGCAAGCACGAGCCACGAACCTTCTGAAAAATCTAAATAGCCAACACTGGGGACTTGTTCTATCTTTCCAACGGCTTTCTTTGGAAAATAGTTCTTAGGAACGCGCCTTCTGATCCGATTTGCTATGCGCTGAGCGACGGGATGCACAGAAAACGGGACGCGATAGGATTGTTCTAGCACCTCGTACCCACCATCTAACCCGATAAAATGTTCGACGTCTGCCCCCGCCCAACGGTAAATGGCTTGGTCGTCATCCCCGGCGCAGTAGGTTCGATCTGAATAGTTTGCTATGACGTGGGCTACATCCCACTGCAACGGGGATAAATCTTGAGCCTCGTCGATAAAACTGATAGCGAGCCGTGGGCAAAAGTCCGCGCCTTCTTTAACAAACACCTCAAGCATATCGGTAAAGTCGTACAGTTGATAACGCTCTTTATATTTTTTCAGGCTGTTGGCTACATATTCAACGGTTGCCCAATTTATGGAAATATAACTTTCATTATACTGTTGCTTCAAAGTTACTTTACGAAGACGGGCTAGGTTGATAAGGCCGATGATAGGGTTGCTAGTCTTTGTTATATCAAAGACATCTTCACTGTTTGATCCGGTATTGTCCCCAAAGTCCATACCAAGTGCGCCGCCCAATTCTTTGTAGTGTTCGGGTTGCATAACCTGTTCCTGACGAATACCAGACAGACGTAAAGCAAAACTGTGCAAAGTACGAAACCAAGGCAACTGTTGCCTTTCTAAATTAAATCTAGCGCAGGCACGTTCCACGGCCTCGTTTGCCGCTTGCTTGGTAAAAGCAAAGTAACCGATATGGCTTGGGTCTACACCTGCTTCTAAAGCCTTATCCACCTTATTAAGCAGGGTTGTTGTTTTACCCGTACCGGGCGGCCCATATATCCGAAAGATTTCACCCGCCATTTTTCTTCCTGTTAATGACGTTATAGACCGTCCCGATTGATATATTATGATATTCGGCGATATAGCTACATTTTCTTAAATCTTTATGCTGTTGCCAAATGCTCTCGTCCCGTTCTATTCGTGCTTGCCGCTTCTTTTCCTGCATTTCCCTAAAAGTAATCTGTCGTTCTTTTCTGGCAAAGAATGGATCGAAGTCATACCCTAAACCATTAATGGTATCTACAACGTGCTTTATGGACTTTTTGCCTAAATTTGGAATGCGCTCAATATCCTTAGTTTTAAAGTAGTCGATAAACTCTTCAAGAGTAAGCGAGTCCAAATCTCCATTACGAAGGCAGTTAAAAACACGGACAGGCCATTCAATCTGATCTATTCTTTCTGGAACAGCAGGGAAAGTTTTGACACGGGTTTTTTGTCGTTCCAATTTCTCTGCAATCTGACGGACACGCTCCCTTGAGATACCGTGTTGATCCGCAATAGATTGCAGTGTGCGCCCCTTTTCTACACGAGCGTCATATATTTCTTCGTTTCTAGTCAACATCTGTTAAATCCTCCACGCTGTTTACGCGCTTAACAAATAATGGGGTTTCTTCACCCACCCATGCACCGATGACGTTGTAGTACATATATTCGACTGCATCATCTAAACCCATATTATCTCGCTCGCACAAAATAGCGACACACCGATCAAAATCGTATACCACTATCGTCGGCTGCCCGGCACGTTCTCCCGTGCCAATAATTGCGTCATTAAATCCATCTGCTAACAACATTAGAAGGGTGCCTCCTCTTGGTTTCCGGAAAAGTCCGGGGTTGATAATTCTGTTGCGACGTTGTCAAAAGCCGGAATTTTGTATATCCGAACAGTTCTGTTCTTAATACGAAGAACACCACTTTCACCGCCTATGTCCCGTAGCCGTTGAGCAATTTTATGAGTCTTGTATTCAAAAAACTTATTCCGTTTTAGGAAGGACTCAAAATCTTTAAGGCGGAAATATGTCAGGCCCTCATCTTCATCGGTCCACGGGCGGCGGAGTAAGATTTCTTCTTTGTCGTTTGCGTTCTGCATATGAACACAAAACTCTTCGAGATAATCCTTGAATTGGCCGCTAATGCTTGCGTCTTCAGACACGGTGATAATTGCGCTTTCGTTATCCCGCATTTCGTTCATCAAAGACCCTATCCGGCTTTCCCAAATTTGCTTGGCAACGGAACGAGGCATAAAGTTAAGTTGTTCCATACAAGCCTTTTGAAACACAGGCTGGCTCATAAGTGCTTCTGTATCTAACTCCAACGGCTCGCCGTTGACGTCCACAAACCACACGGGCGGGATAGAGTCGTATTTTCTTAAATTAGCTATTGTAGCTCCTTGGACCGCGGACCCAATCCCGTGCTTACGGGTTTGACATAACTCTTTATTGCAATGCGCGTTGATAGGAGCATCACTACATTTATAAGCATAGTCCTTACGTCCAAGCTGTTTAGTTATAATGGTGACTTCGTTAATCGCTAAAGGCGGATCAAGGTACTGTAAATTGTACGTCATGATCTCTGTTTCCCAACTATCGGGGTAGGCTTTGCGAACATAAACGCCTAAGTTAAACAAACCGTTGTTACGAGCACCCTCGCCGATTTTGTTCTTAACAAGAAACTGTAAGCACGGTGGGCCATCTTTGAGTGTAACGGCTTCGGCTTCTTCCCCCACCTGCAACGCTAAAAGTTGCTCTGGAGTTTGCTTGTAAGTTTCGTACAGTTCAAAAAACTCATCTAATGTAGCGGAAGTGCCATCGTCTTTGATGGCGTAGCGCAAGCCATCTTCTGCATCAAAATAGGGAAGGTTTAGGAAGTTACCTACATCGTCCCGGTCAAGATGAAGCTTGACTTGTTTCGGAAATATCTCGCTACCCCCGTAGCCAAGTGCGGCGGATATCTGTTGTAGTGTAGCCTGCATATCCTTGGCCTCTACCCATTCTGTGGTGAACAAGAAGCAGTGCGCCCCACCAGACTTAGATCGGCACACGATAAGCGGCAGTTTCAACCTGCGAATTTTTTCTACAAGCAATTTATGGTCTAGCGGATATTGATCAACGTCAACACATCCCCAGACGCAGTTGTTGTCTTCGTTGATTGGTATGATACCAATAGCACGGCCTTTGCCGGATAGATGGCCCTCCCATAGAGCCGTGGTCCGCGGTTCACGCATAATGGCGGCGCGGCCAGTATTTTTCCCGTTGGCCTGCTTTTTTTCAATTTTATATGTGCCATAGGCCAGTTGTAGGCCGTTAAATATGGCAGAAAACTTCTCGACAGACATGATGCCCCCAAAACGAAAGAAGGATGACGTTATAGCGTTATAACGTCATCCAGATTATTAGAACGGTACTTCATCAGACGGCATTTGGCCGCCTGCGCTATCGTCCTGATGCTTAACTTCAACGTCACCCGCTTGGATGCTAGCGTTAAAGTCTTTCGCTTTGTTGTAAAGGTTCATGTCTTGAACAGGCCCCACGCGGCTAATTTCCCAACCGTGCCAACTACCTTTTGAATTCTCTTCAAGTATAGTTTTCAAGTGGTAAACATGGCTAAAACGTGGCGGTGTAAACGGACCGTTTTTACCTTGAACGGTTAATGAAGCAATCATGCTATTCCATTTACGCGACTTTTTAAGTCCTGTAGATTTCAAAGCAATCAACGCCGTCTCTGTTGAACCGTCTTCATTGATCAGGATAACGAAATGCTGATGTGTTTCTTCGATATACTGCTCAGACCCATCTGTCAGATAATCCTTGTGATCTGTTTCATTTCGCTTTGTTTCTGGACGAGCCTCGCCGGGGACATATATGGCCACGGGAGCTCCCGTTCCAGAGCCCAGAGGAGCCCACTGGATGAACCTACGCTGGTATGCCACGGGAATTACATTAACGCCTTCCTTGCCCTTGTAAATCTTCCCTGTGACGGTGTTGTAGATATCACCTTTACGGGCTTCTTCTAAATCGTCGAGTTCCTTACTCATACCGCCTAAAATTTTAATAAACGGTAGCGCAAGATCGTCTTGACCCATATTTTCCAAACCGACCCCGGCATCTGCTTCAAACATTGACGCGTCGAATTGAACTACTTCCGCAGATTTACGCTCTGCTACGGCGTTTTCAGATTTGTTAGCCATCTTATTTACCTCTCTTAATGATAGCACGTTGACCTACATAGGCTCCGAAGAGTTCCATTGGGAAATCATCTCCGCTTTCCACCCGCTCTTTAACAAACGCACGAAGCGTTTGCGGATGGACGTCAGTCTTCTGTTCGGCG